GGGTTCTTAACGTACCCGCTGATTCAGCTTGGTATGTCCGCTCAGCGCTTGATTTCTTTGATAATTAAATCATTCCTGTTAATTATGATTACATCGGGCACATTGCGCTCGGTTTTGACTGTCATATGCATAATGTATGGTCGATGTTGCTGACACGGAATATCCATTGAACGAAGTATATTACAGATTTTATACTGAATCATTTCCTTTGTTTGGTATAGAATCACCTTAATGTTGCCGAAATCATTCTTGTCTAGTTTTTTAATTACCATTCCATGAATAGTATTTCCAATATCCTGTAGTGCAATCTGCGGATTTTTAGTGGTCAATTGTAATGTAATGTGATTAACTCCACAAGACAATGTGATAGCGAATTTCGGATCATCAGCAAATTTGTTGGTAACTAAATTGGACCTGAATATGGGGTTGATCGTATCTCCCAAATATGCATATGTATTACGAAAATCATGTAAAGAATGTCGATCACCGATAGCGTTGGAAAAAGAATCAGTTTTTGAATAGATAGCATCGGATAGTGCTCGTTTGGCCCATCTCATTGGTGACATCGTGTATACTAATGCATGAAAATACTTTTCAACAGCAATTAAATGTCCAGAAAATCCTTCAAAATTATTTTGCTTAATTAATGATAAGTCGGTACTCAATGTTAATTGACGATTAATGTATGCATTCAACCTGGAAGAGAGATAGATATCTCTATTATATATGGATGGTTGACGTATACCAAAATGTGAAAATTTCTGATCTGAGAAGAAGTTTTTCTGCTTAAATCTGAATGAAATTAAATGCTGATACATATCAGATATAAAAGCTCTGTGTTTGCCAAATTGTAGGAAAACAGCTTCAGAAACAACTTCAACATCCATCTCAAGCGACAAATTTTTAGCATCGATTATCCAATCTTCAAATCTTAGTTGTTTCTCAGTTGTAACGAAGATGTCATCCGTTGTCGCTCTTTCATCTCTCCAATCTCCTTTTGAGTATGATGGGAATGTAAAAATGTGGTCATAAGATAAAGTTGCCTTGATTAGTTCTGGGGAGTTTACAGAATTTGATAGTGAATATAGAGCAATATTTATATAATCGAATTTCAAAGCCGCAGCGGTAAATGGTACACCACCGAAAACATAATTTGGTAAATTATTGGTTTTTACAGCGATACGGTCGTCTTCATTGTAAGTTGTACCCAACTTATTCCCCATGATCGATACTGTCCACACGTTTGAATCATCATCATATGGGGAAGGAGAGTATACTACTAAGTCTGATTCTGCGTTGACAGAAAATGAACACTCTTTGGACGATAACATGTATCCAAATATTATTGAATTCTTCTGAATCACAGGAAGATGATCTACAACATTTATGTCGAGCCATTGGTAAGCCTCTGTCCAGTTTCCAACATTGTAGAGGGTGTTAACGTATATAGTTGAGTAAGATCTCTGTTTCGCTACATGATTATAAATTAAATGACAGAAGGCATTTTCATACTTATGACGCATTCTATGTACATAATTCCAACCTGCTTTTTTGTTTAAATATTCTCTGATATGATGTTTATAACTATGTTTTTTTGACGAATTAAATGTGAATGTAATAAATTTCCCTGTGTAATTTTTATCTGTAAGAAGATTTATGATCTCTTTAAATGATTCGAATTCAGGTCCAATGTAATTCACATTCCAATTGTTGGATTTAATTAATGAGAACACGGTTTTTCTCACAACATATCCTATTTGTCGTCTTTGAACAGCATAGTTGTACGATTGAAAATCAATCTCTTTCTGAGGAGTAGTCATTTTCTTAAGAAAGTTAGTGAATTCTTCCTCAACACGCTCCATCCTGGGATATGTTCCTGGTCTCATTTTATTCATTTCACGGATGGTTTGAGATGAACAAGAGTCGACCAATAATTTGATAATATAATCACCTACATGATCATCAAGGCGATCACATTTATCAACGATCCACCCACGAGGAATCCAATTTTGTATGCTATTAACACCGTAACTGAACATGCCATCGCTAATATGAAGAGTATTATTAAGGAGATGTCTACAACCACCAAACTTATAACCTTCCTCACAGTTAAAAATAACTGAAGTAGGAAACAATGTAGTAAGAACATCGGCAGTTTCATCATTATCTCTTCTATCTAAAACTACGTAATGCGTACTGGTTCCAATGTAATCTTTGATAGCCACTGTTGGCTTTATAATCTTAAAAGATGATGTGTCATTAGACAGTTTGAAAAGGTCTTCTCTATTTGAGATCTCAGCGCCAAGATCTGAAAACTCAATGAGCTTGGACATAATGTACC